CGGTGCAAATCTGGCATCCGTGGCCATAATCTCGGTATCCGGCGCAGGTGCGGCGATGCCAAATAGCGCAGCCCGCCGGTCCTGCCAGCCCATATCACGGGCAAAGTAGGAGACGGAGGTCAGCAGCCGGAACACGTCCTCCGGGACGATTTCCCGGATTTTGGCATCATATCCATACTTTTTCTGGGGCACCCCGTCCACAAAATATTCGGACGTGTTGCCGTCAAAAGTTTCTTGGCCGCTACCGCGCTTGGCGCTCCACACCTCCCGCAGCGTCCGCCGGAGCGTGGTAATCTGGCCGTCGACATCCAGCTCTGCCTCCACGGCGGTAATGGCCTGGTGGTCCGCCACCTGCCCATCTGGGCCAAGGGGCTTCAGGTCAATGTTTTTTTCACCGTTGCCCTTACTATCCTTGCCAAAAAGCAGCCAGGTCAGGGCATCGTAGATACTTGTTTTCCCGGCGGCGTTATCTCCGTAGATGGACGCACTCCGGCCCCGGAGATCCAACTCCAGGAGTTGGTGGCATTTAAAATTTTCCAGGCAAAGCCTGTTGATTCTGATACTTTTCATTTGACTTTTTGCCCTTTCTACCATATAATCATGGCGTCAATTGTTTTCGCTCCGCCCGCAGAGGTACCAGCTCCACGGGCGGGCATCTTTTTTGCTTACAGGACTACGGCAACCAGGCCTTTTTCAATTTCGGCGGACAGCTTTTCTGCAAGGTAGTCCCTCACGATCTTCCGGGCGGCCAACTTCCACATACCGCCATCAGCTTCCACAAATGTAATTCCTCGCTCCGATACGCGGATCAGGAACTGGGAGACAGGCTGCTCCACCTCCTGGAAAGTCCGGTATGGCCGGAGGGAGATAATGGGGCGAATGGGGGTATTGGCCTGGAGAGATACACCGGTCCTGGATACCACGGATGTGGCAATGCCGTTGTCGTTCAGCGTAATCTTGCTGCCGGTCGTGATATCGGAAAGGAGCTTCAAGGCGTACTCGGCGTCCGGGGTTGCCTGGAACCTGGTCCGGAGGGCAATCATAGCCTCGTCGAAACGCATGTCCACCTTTTCGCTCCAACCAGGAACATCAGTTGCCTCAACCCAATAATGGCAGTCGCGCCTCATGCGGCGTTCCAGGACGGGATGGCCGAAGCATCGAACTGTGGTATGACTTGGAACTGTAATGTAAAGCGGCCCATCCAGCGTTTCGGGATCCGCAACACCCTCAGTTTTGACAAGGGCAACCAGCGCTTCCAGACTGTGCAGTGTAAGGGGCTCCACTACATCCAAATCTGGGCGGACCTGCTTATAGTCTCCATCCCCATCCACCACATAGGTGACGTTATCCACCCTCAGCACCTGCGCCCGGCTGAGTTCCTGGATTTTTTCAATAGCTGCTTTCAACATAATGTTTTACCTCCAATTATTATTTTACCAACTTAAGGACAGCGGCAGGCTCTTGCTCCCCACCGTCCAAAACTTGCTGCCCGGGCACCTCTGGCACCATCTCGACAACCTGCATTCCCCCGGTTTCCGGATTGCCGCAGACATACAAAAACGTCTGCACCGGCAGGGTTGGAGCCAACCCAACCTTGACCTCCAGCTCTGCGCTGATGCCAACGCGATCATCCGTTGGGGCAAAGGTCATAGTCATGGTGATTTTTCGTTTTGCGGTAGCCTTTGTGTTTGGATCCAAAATATTGTTGATGATCTTCGGGACCTCGTAGTCAAACCGCTCCAAAAAGGCGCCGCGCGCCATTTCCAGTAGCGATTTTGGAGACATTTCCATGTTTACAACTCCTCTCGTTCTTGGTACAATTTAAATGGATGTTTTTCCTGCGCCGTCTCTGGAGTTTGCGCCTCCAGGGGCGGCTTTTTTTGGCGCTTGCCGTCGATATACAGTGTGTAACCAGTCTTCGCCATATCCCGCAGAACTGTTGGGCTGTAGCCATGCGGGCCGGCACCGTGGGCGTAAGCCTTCCCGCCCTTCCTGATCTCCCACATTATCCTCTCTCCCTGCGGCCATCCGCCGGATCCGCCATGCCCAGCAGTTGCCAGATCCTGGCCGCCGCCGTGTCAAACTTCTCTGGCAAATTATCCGCCCACCAGGAGCGTGTGTTCGGCTGTCGGACTTTGCAGTTGCCGGGGCCAATCGGCTCATCCTTATCCAGCCACTGGATCCAGCAGCCAGGATTGTATCCGCTGCTGATTGCCCAGCGGTAAAATGCCCGGAACTTGTGCCACACCGGTGCGCGGCGCGGGCACCGGCTCCAAAAATTGTAGAGGGAGTATCCGGCGGGAGTCATCTTAAGTTCTCGATCTGTCATATTGCCGCCCCCCTATAGGCAGTGGATCACGCACGCCGCCCCAATAATGGCGGCGGCCATGCACCACATCACGCAAGCCCAGATGGGCATGCGCCGCCTGGCAGGAGCCTGCAGCGCCTTGATGGCCATGGTCAGGGCCACGGCATCAGCGGCGGCGGTGCCAGGATCCATATACTCCTGGATCGCCAAGCGGCTCCGGGGGTAGGCTTTGGCTCGGGCCTCTTGGCGGAGGGATTGGAGTTGGGCGATTGCGTCAGCTCTGCTCATCATCGCCACCTCCTTGCAAGTATGCCAAAGTCAGCAGGCGCTCGATATCCTGGGCTAGGCCGAAGCAGATCTGCATGGCTTTCACGGCGTTTTCCGCCTTAGCCCTGTTCCGCTCCAGTCCCTCCAGCGCGGATATTGCTGCGCTCAAGGCCTCTACATCTTTCCTGTATTCTGCAGTTTCTTCATCATCGTGTCGAGCTTCTGTCGGAATATCTTCGCCCAAATACTCCTCCAGGCTCTTCAGCTGGCGGATTACATCAAGCATCTTCATCATCGGCATTCTCCTCCTGCTCCCGCAGCTCCGGGCAAACTGCCGGAATCACCGCCAGCAGCAGTTTCGCATACACCTCATCCGTCAAATACGGATCCCTGGCCAGGCACTGCTTGGCCCATTCCAGTTTTGGCGCCAATAGCGCCACCGTCAGCGGATCGGCGATTTCCGCCCCGGCATCCCAGGCGGCCAGCAACTGATCCATGATGCCAACATCCCACGGATTTTGGTGGGACGCGACAGCCTTGCACAGGGTGCGCAGCAGCTCCGCTTTGGCTGTGGCATTCGCGGGCTGCGTTTCGGCCACCTCCTGGGCCTTAAGCGCCCGAATCCCGGCCATCAGTGCGTCAACATCCTGGGCCCAGACGCTGTCGGACAAATCGCCATCCCGGACATCGCAACGCAAATGCTCTAGAGCGTCCTCGAGCAAGGATTCCAGTTGCTTGATTTCTTTCTTTTTACTCATTTTTTATTTCCTCCTTTTTAAACTGCTGCACCGTTCCAATTATCCTCCACCCCTCCTTTAGCCCTGCCCCTACCATCCGCTCCGCATGCTCAGAGCTGGTGGCGCGGACTTCGCGGGCGCGGACTAGGCCGGTGGTTTCGGATTCGATGTAGACTTCGAAGTCGTAATATTTTATCACGGCATCAACTCCTTTTTGCTTGCCCCGAACATTGGCAAAATCATTGCCAAATCCAGATGCAGTACCCGGTGTAGGCTCTCTAACTCCCCCAAAGTAAGCCGCCGGGGATCCTTGAGTCGCCGGGATAGAGTGGAGGGATCCATGCCGGCCTTGCGGGCCAAGTCGCCCTGAGAGAGGCCGCAGTAGCTCATTCGGGCGCGGACTTCTCTCCTAAAATCCTCGGCGGCGTATTGAGCGGAGCCTAGCTTGGTTCGGGGCATGCGGGGCCGCCTCCTATCAGATTTCTGGGTTGTAGATTTTTAATCTACAACCTCGCCAAAAAAAATTAACATTTGCTGTTCCGGAGTAACGCCGCCCACTGCTCGGCAAAATGCTGCGATTTCTCCGGCTTTAAAATCGACTTTATTATCGATCTTCCTTGCAAGGCAGTACGGGGTAATCCCGATTTGGCCCGCGATGTACTTATATTTCAGCCCACGGCTTTCGACCAGCTTTCGCAAGGCTTTGCTATTGGTCATGTTGACACCTCCCATCTCTGCGAGAGTAGATTTTAAATCTACCTAGAGTATACACGCGCAGAGGCGCATTGTCAACATTTATTTTTCGAAAAATAAATAAATGTTGATTTTGCGGGGACCGCGTGGTATCCTAAGCACAGGACCCGGAAAAGAGGTGGAGTTGTGCAAATTGGAGATCGGATTAAAGCACGGCGCATAGAGCTTGGGCTGACGCAGGACGAATTGGCTAAAAAGCTAGGATATAAGTCTCGCTCAACAATAAACAAGATAGAGTTGAACATAAACGATATAACACAGCCCAAAATCATTGATTTTGCAGCTGCCTTAGATACAACCGTCTCGTACCTAATGGGACTAGATTCTGATACAAGCGAAAAAAGCCTCTCCGCCATAATAGGAGAAGAGGCCATTCAGATGATATTAGATAATGATGAAAAGACGAGGATAGTTAAATGGATTGCTACACAAGATCCAGAAGTGCTTTCTCTTGTCCATTGGATTTCGCTGCAGGATCGCGATACATTGATACGTCTGGATCAAATCCTAAGCCTTTCGCGCAAACAATAAATTCTCGCAATTCTTCCCCCGAGAGCGCTGATAGCCTTGAGATAATGCGGACAATCAAGTTTCCGCTCCCCATATCATCATATGTATTATCCACTGCACTTCATCCTCCTTCTGTATGTACCCGCATAAGCGGATCACTCGTCTCCATCTTCGTATTCTATCAAATCTTGTATGCGTACCTCTAGGGCCTTGGCTACGCTGTAGAGCATCCGGAGTGTCGGATTTGGCAATGCGCTTTCCATGGCTTCAATGCTGCTCTTTGCAACCCCTGCCCGCTTTGCCAGTTCACGTATTGTCATTCGACGTAAAATCTGGAATTCCCGCACCCTTAATCTCATGCGATGCACCGCCCCTTCTGCACGCTATTTTTCCGCGTAGAGCGAAAATTATGCAGATGGGGATCTGTGTCGAATAACTCATATCTGGATTATATCACAAGCCCTGTCCCGATTTGGTGGTACAAATGGTAATTTCCAACATTTCTCTGTTTTGCACAAAGTGAGCAACGCCGAATTGTGCAAGTTGCACAGAAAATTATAACTCCAGCAAAATAAAATCATGAAAATGATAATTTGTACAAATTTGTTTGACGCCGCTCGTTTGTTCGATTGCGTGTATGTATTATATCGAACGTGCGTTTGAATGTCAAGACGCAAAATGTGGAAACCGCCCGGACTCAGCGCCGGTGGTAATAAAAAGAAAAGAGGAACTATCATGGCAATCATTACTTGCCCAGAATGTGGGCAGCAACTCTCCGGGGAAGAAGAGTACTGCCCCAATTGCAATCGCAGCGTACCTCGCAACATCGACTCCGCTAAGAGTAAAAAAGAGGAGTACGTGGCCGCAGGTAAGTTGCTTCAGCGGGTGGCCGTTGCTCTCTTGGCCGTCGGAGCAATCGGAGGGATCTGTGCTGCTATTTTGCACAATATATCTCTCGATGAGTATCACAAAAATATTATGGTAAGTATGGTTTTAGGCATAGCAGTATTTGCGTCATCGGTTTTTCCATCTGCCGTGTGCTATGGGCTAGGAAAGCTTGTATCAGCCAAAGGAGAGCTATAAAAAGTTCCCGCCCCGTACCACAGGGGCGGGAATAAACTTAGAAGGGAGCCTACCATATGAAAATTCCAAAAGCCAAACAGCTTCCATCGGGCTCCTGGTTCTGCCGTGTGCGGGTAAATGGCCAGGATATAGGGATTACCCGCCCAACGGAGAAAGAGGCTGTGGCGGAGGCTATGGCCGTCAAGGCAGGGGCAAAAGTCGCTGCCAAGCCCGGGAGAAAAACACTGACGGACGCCATTGACGATTACATCGCCGCTCGGGTGAACATCCTATCTCCAGCGACTATATTAGGATATCGAAGGATCCAGAAAAATCGATTCCAGGACGTGATGCGTTTGGACATGCACAAGATGACGCAGGAGAAATGGCAGCGGGTGGTGAACGCAGAAGCACGGAAATATAGCGGGAAGACATTGAAGAACTCTTGGCTATTTCTTGCATCCGTGATCCGGGAGGAAACTGGAGAACGAGTTGCCGTGAAGCTCCCGCAAGTGATTCCGAATGAAAGAGGATTTCTCCGGGCTGAAGAAATCCCGGCATTGCTGAAAGCTTTAGCCGGGAGTGACATCGAAATTGCTGCGTTGCTTGCCCTGAGCAGCATGAGGCAATCGGAAATATTGGGCCTGAAATGGGACAATGTGGATCTGGTAGGCAACGTTATCCGCGTTGAGGAGACAGCGGTGAAAGGGGAATCCGGATGGGTAAGAAAAGCGGAAACGAAGAATCTGGCATCAAGAAGAATGATCCCGATTATTGCGCCACTTAAGTCCGCTCTTGAAAGCGCTCCCCAAAAAGAGGGGTATGTTGTCACCGTATCCGACAACACTATACGTAGGAAGTTGCGGGATATATCGAAAGATGCTGGCATCCCGTATGTAGGATTGCACGGACTGCGGCACAGCTTCGCTTCGCTTGCTTACCACTTGGGCCTCTCGGAGGAAGCCACGATGAAAATTGGTGGCTGGGCGGACATCCAGACAATGCGGCGTATTTACACGCACATCTCAGAATCCGATATAAATGCACAGTCAGAAAGGTTTTTAGATTTTTTTCAAAAATGGCAATGAAAACGGCAATGGAAACTTGTAGACGCCGATATACCGGCGTTTTTAGAGATGTTGAGCAAGGGTTCAAATCCCTCCATCTCCGCCAGATAAAGCCGTCCAGATTTTACGGTCTGGGCGGCTTTCTTCTGCATATTTTCGAATTTCCCGGGAACTCCGAACTTATTGCCATATCATATTTGCAATCATTTTGCAGCGTTGGCAACTCAAAAGGCAACGTTGCAATCCAAAATGGCAATGAAATTGGCAATAGAAAAAATGGCAAACTCCCAACTTTTTTCATTGCCGCCGGCTCCTCAGCTATGATATAATAAGGCTGGCCGCCCGGACAGACGGCCAGCGGGAAATATTGCGATAGAGGGCCGCCCAGAAGGGTAGCCCTCTATCTACATCACTTTAGTCGAAGAATCGCTCATACTCTCCGAGCAATTCCAGGTCCCAATCCGGATTGGAGCCGTACCAGGCCCATACCGTCTGGTATGCATCCCGGAGGGACTCCGGGTTGGCTTCGATGGGCTCGCGGGTCCCATCGGCTTGGATCAGCTCCAAGTCCTGGCCCTCGCCACAGAACACGATGGTAGCGCGTCCGGTTTCTGATTTAATCATGGCAATCTCTTTCATTTTTGTTTCCTCCATATTCTGGGGAATTTCCGTCCCCCTCAATTTGTGTCTTGATTATAGCATCTTTTCCAGCTTTTGTCAAGTCTTTTTTTGCAAAAGCCGGAAAAATTTTACTTTTGCCCTGGTCGTCCTGGCCTCCCTCGGCGGGGCCGACCGTACTGAGCCTCCGCCGCCTCCCTTGCGGCAATGGCGTCGGCCACATCGCTATATGCGCCAAGCTTTATTCGCTTTCCGCGCACAGTGATGCGGGCCAGCCAAGCCCCGTTCGCCGAGTCCCACGTCACGCCCGGAATCGCCCGCGCCAGATCTTCAGGCGCTGGCCCGGCCTCTGCTCCCGCCGCAGCCTCCTCGGGCTTAATGAGTTCCAGCGGACTTGAGCCCAGGACGGTGGCAACCGCTTGCAGCGTTGCCAGGGTATGGCCCGTGCGACCAGCCTCAATCTCCTTGATTGTGGTGACTGACACGTCGGAGCGACGTGCCAGCTCCTCTTGGGTAAGCCCGGCCGCCCTACGGAGGGCGGCGAGCATCGTTTTTCCTTTTCCGCGCCTTGGCGCGGATCTATTCAAGGGCATTGCGCGGCTACCTCCCTCCTGGAGCCAGCCAATTTGGCCAGGCTGCGGCAGCCAATAATCCGGCCGGCATCGTCCCGGATCTGCTCCCCGGGGACATACACATCCTCGCGAGCATCCCCCACGGCCTGCGCGCAGACCATGGAGACGACGTATATAGTCTCTGGCGCAGGGTCTGGGAGCCCGTCAACGGCTCCGAAGTGCTGCCGGACTACGGGGACTGGGCAGCCGGGGACATCCACCGGCTCGGTGATGGTGGCGCACCTGGCGATGTTGCCGGATGCCGGGATTGTGACACCTCCCACTACGATGTCGTGCGGGGTCAAATTAACAATTCTTTTCATTTTTTGTTTCCTTTCTCCCCGTATAGTCGGTAGGACAGCTTGTATAAATTACTTCTCAGAAGGGACTCTTTGGTGTGCGAAGGGATGATAGAGCCTTCCAGCGCTCTATTGCGCGGGAACTGTCTGGGACAAGCGGGTCAATCCGCTCCCAGTCCCGAACCAGCGCGCTGATTCGGGACGCCTGGCGACACCGTTCGAGCCAAATTTCCTCAAACGGCCCATCCAGGGGCGGACTGTAGTTGTCCAACCCTCCCCGGGAGAGCTGGAGTTCCGCCAAGTTCAGCACGTGGCGCGACTTATCGAAGCGAAGATGCGGCAGGTACTGGGAATCCCAAAATATTTCTGTGGGACTCCCATACATGTTGTCCAAGTTACGGGTGCCTAAAATTATATAGGCACCCGAAATTGGGAAGTCCTGATACGGGGCGGAAAACTCAAACCCCGAATGGGAGGCGGGTACCACGGTGGAATACTTCCAGCCGTAGAATTCGGCGGCCCCGCCGCTCGACCACTCTGTGTGGCACACATTCGCCGCGTCCCTCACAGTCCAGTGGCCGGGGTATCCCTGGTCCATTTTGAGTGGCATCGGTTTCCCGATGAGTATTTCGTTCCCCCTGGCAGCGGAGAACAAACCAGCGTGCATTATCATTTTTATTCCTCCATTTTAACTATAGAATCTTTCAAAAGCCGGAAAATTTTGGCCGATCAATCCCAGGCGTGCTCATCGCAATGAGCGGCCCAGGCCGCCTCCATTTCGGCCAGAGCAGCAGCGAAGTCTTCGCCCTGGATGATTTTTTCCAGAGCCGCTTTGCCTGCCGCCACTTTGGCGTAATGGGCTCCTCTTGCCCACGCCTCAGCTTTGAGGTAGGCCGCCGCGCGAGGATATTTGGCCAGCATGGCCGGAATATCGTGCGCGGGACGCGGGCCCATGCCCAGGCCACCGCAAGCATTGGGCCCCGCGAATGTGGCCGCAAACTTGCGGTCCCACTCTTCAATCTCCTCCTTAGCCGCCCGGATTTCCGCCAGCCCGGGAATGGCATCGATGCGGGCCTGCCGCTCGGCCTCAGCCTGGATCCTGGCATCCCGGCGGGCCAGCAGCACCGACATGATCTCCGGCTTCTTCGTCTTGATCATGTCGATTGCTCCGTCTTTTTGGGCCTTCGCCAAAGACCCGACTTTGATCCGGCCATCAGGAACTAAGCCTTTGCCCCATTCCAGCCTCTCACAAAGAGAGATGTTATAAGTTTCAATCAGTTCCATAGCTGTCATTTTTGTTTCCTCCAATTTTCCGGGGGTTTCTGTCCCTCAATTTGTACCATTATTATAGCAGTTTTTCCGGCTTTTGTCAAGTCTTTTTTTGCAAAAACCGGAAAAAATATTATGCGAAGTATCTCCTTGATTTTTGCGCCTTACCCGATTATAATCAAGGTGGCCGGGGTAAGGCTCCCGGCTCACCTTATCTGGGGTGGGAGAGCGGCGCTTTTGGAATAGGGGCCGCTCTCTTTTTATTTACTCATTCATGATGCGCTTCACGCTCTCACGGAGTTCTTCGAGCGTTGCGCACTTCTCAATGAGCTCGAGGATTGCTTTCAGCAACGCCTCAGTGATATTCATCCCATCCATTTCCTCACTTCCTTCCGTAAGAGGCTTTCGCCCCTGCCTTACAACAACTATTATACAGGATTTTCTTGAAAAGTCAAGCTTTTTCTTTAAGTTTTTTCGAAAAATTTTCAGGCACGCCTTGACATTGCCAAGGATATTCTTTATAATTATCCCGGAGGTGATAATGTGGACATCCCGACCAAAATCAAAATGGCGGAGATATACGCCCAAATTAGTGAATCGGAGTTATCGCGTAGAATCGGGACAACTCCACAGGCATTCAATCAAAGAATGAGAACTGGGAAATTTTCATCTTCCGATTTGGAAAAAATAGCTGACGCGCTTGGTGCCGAATTCCGATGCTGCTTTAAATTCCCCGACGGCCAGGAAATCTAATTCTATAATGCAAAAATCCCCCTCCCAGCAGCCGAAAACTGCCAGGAGGGGGATAATTTTATGCTTTGGGCTCAGTCCAGCAACCCGGCGGCCTCCAGGGCACGCCCGGCAATCACCTGCGCCCGGATGTCGGATTCATACATGTCGATCACCATGTCAGCGCCGGTGCCGCTCCGGCCCCGGAGATAGCCTTTGGCCGCCAGCTTATCCAGCATAGGGCGGTAGCTAGGCTGCGTCACGTCGCCCAAACGCTTGTAGTGTTTGCCTACGGCGGACTCTACCGCCTCCTTGGCGGCCTTGTTGGCGGCATCATTGATCATCTTCTGCAGCTCTTCCTTGCTGATTTGCATTTCAAACTCATCCTCCTTGTTGGTGTAAACGGCCTCGCCATCTTTATCATATACGCTGTATCCCACCGGGCAGGCGGCTACAGCTTTATCCAGATCCCCAAACGCCCCGATTTGGCTGGACTTATCGTCCCAGGACTTGCGCACCCGGTACAGCTGCCTGGACTCCTTCTGCAGCAGCCGCGCCACTCCGGTGCGGAAATCGTCCATCGTCACCCCAAAGCGGCCCCACCAGTGGCCCGTATCGGCATGGTTGCTGGCAATGCCCAGCCTAGCCCCCTCGGCATGGTCAATCACCACACCGGGGGCCAGGGGATCCAGGCCAAATTTCCGACACAGTTCCGCTGTCAGCTCCATGGCGGCCTTGTAGGTCCGCTCAAAATAGCCACTGTCGACCAGGCCGTCTTCGCAAATCTCAAAGGAGAGGTGTGTATTATTGGCATCGCCACCACAATGCCACGCCCGGTACTCCCACGGGAGGATCTGATAGGCCGCCACATCCCCCGTCTGGGTCAGACCTATAAAAGCGTGGACGCAGACTTCCATGCCGGGGCGATTCCAGTCGTTCCCGTTGGGGTTGGTCCCCAAAATGCCGTCGTCCGGCTGCACATACCGCCGCAAATTTGGATTATTGGCCCCTGTGGAGTGTACCATCACCCCCCGGGGGCCTTGATAGTACCGGGCGTATCGGCTGTCGCGGTTGGCCGGGGATTTGGCCAGTTCAGATTGATTCCGGCGGTAACAGTCGTTGCGGGTGGCCAATTGCTGATGGATAGTCATGGCGATCACCCCCGCAGCTGCTTGCCCAGCTGATCCACGCCGGTGGATGCCAGTCCCGACACGATGCCCACCGACAGCGCCGTCAGCACATCTCCTGCCGGGAAATCGGGCATGATGTACATCCCAACTGCCCCCAGCGCTGCCCCGGCGGTGCCCACGACGCAGGGGATCCACTTATTGTCCAGGCCAGTGGCCTTGATAATTTGGCCAATCAAGTAGCAGATTATGGTGATTCCGGCCACGCTTGCGATTCCAAAGTCCATAGTTTTTTACCTCCAAAATTTATTGATGTGCCTTGATGTTAATGTGCTTCTCAATCTTGTTTATGGCCTCGGTTACAGGGCCATTGCAGCCCTGCTCCTTCAGGCCCTTCAGGCTGGCCAAAAGGCCGTAGACGATTAAGGTCAGCTCCCCTTCGATGTCATCCTGCCGCCTTTGTTGATCCGCCTCGATGCGGTCCATGCGCTTGTCCTGCTCCCGCTGGTGGTCCACCCAGCGGACAAGCCGCCAGATCAGCGTTGCAATGGCGGTCAGCGCTGCCAGAGCACTACCGGCAGTGATGATGGTTTGCGCGTCAATGGTCATGTCTCAATTACCTCCACATACAGCCCTACCAGCTCCGCCAGAGAGCTGTAAACAGGCTGGCCGGTGCTCCGGGTGCACCTGTATAAAACTCCGCCCTGCGTGTAGTACAGGCCCTCAGAGAGCTCCATGTTCCCATCGTAGGGAATGGGATCATATTTGCTGCCATCGTGCGTCTCGTTGATGTACTCCCACAAGGATGGAGCGTTTTCCGGCTCCCACCCCGCCTGACTGGTATGTTGTTGGACGCACCGACACAGGCGGTCTCCTCGCCTCACTTTGTATTCGGCTGGATACTCCGTTCCAGGGGCCCACTCCGGATAAAATCCCTGGGCACGCAGGGCCATTTCATCGTTCAGCCCCAGCGTGTTGATGCTCTGCTCCAGCAGCATACGGGTCACCTCCTCTGTAGATAAAGGCCGGTGGCGTTCGGTCGCGGCTGTTTTTGCGTGGAGATCTTCCAATTCCCCAATCTCCTCCGGTGTCATTTCTACAAGCTCGCCATTAGTATACTTTTTCATTATTTTCCCCCATAAATCCTTAAGATTCCGGATGTGGCCTTGTAATCAAGACCAGGTTGAGATATTTTAATCTCATTGCAGGCCCCCACATTTAATTTTTGATTATACTGTCCCCTCCAGTATGCGTTCGCCGAGTAATTTTCCGGTGATATAGCTCCGCCGGTTGTTCGCGCATCCCAGGAGAGTCCGTTCCAGTGTGCAGATGTGTACCCGTAGAGCTTACTTTGAGACGAGGATTGGATTGGGATGATGTCCCCTTCTCCAAGAGCCGCAACCACGCTATTTACAGTAATAATCATCCCCGATTTCGTTGCAGACGTGTTTGAAATACCCTCCCAACGGAAGTAAATATCCGTGAGTCCGCCCAGGTTTGTGAGCTCAATCACTCCGACTTGCTCGTTCGCAAAGTCATATTCCCCCAGCAATCTCCACACAGCGGTGCCTGAAGCCGGTAGAGCCCCAAGCCGGTCGTCTAAATATTGCCTAGATACAGCATCTCGTGGATCCTGGGGGTCCGCAAGATTTCCAATGATAACTGGCTCATCACCATAAATTCCTGTCGGATAGAGCCTTTGAGCAGTTGGGAATCCACTAGAATCTACGATTTTAGCACCAAGCTGCAGAGCTACACCATGGTCCGCATCCGCTGGGTCCTGCAATGTAAGGTCTGTCCCGGCTAGCTGCTCGTTCCCACTGGTAAAATTGTCCCGGACCTCTTTGATTTTGTCCCCAACGGCCTTGGCGTCTGCCGCCTGTCCCTCCTGGGTAAGGGTCTTGTCCAGTGTTACGGAGCTGGTAGCGGTATTTGGGTCCAGCAAAAAGGCCACGCTATTTTGAGGATCTAGCACATACGTATGCGCCTGTCCGCACATAGCTGCTGCCTTGACGGGCTGGCCATTTCTGCAATCGATAATCCCATAGGATTTATTGTTTATTACCAGGGACGGATTATCTGCTGTGTTTTCGATACGAAATGCCACTGTGACGATTGCGCTCATAATGGGTTTGAAATCATCTGTGTATATAGATATCTCCTTGTTAACGACATTAGCTGCGCTGTTGCACACGCCTAGGCCGATTGCTGCGCTGCCGGGGTCGCCTTTGTCTCCTTTATCGCCCTTAGGCCCCGGGTCGCCAGCCGGTCCGGGTGCACCGTCTTGCCCGGGGTCCCCTTTTGGTATCACGATCTGCCGGGCTTGCACCGATGTCATGCCAGATTTACTCGCGTCAAAAGCGATCTGCATAATATTACTTTCTGGCTGCATTATCCTCGGGATATAATATCCGCCGTCCTGTCCATCAGCTCCGGGCGCGCCGTCAGCCCCAGGATCGCCATCTGCGCCAGGCAACCCCTTGATATTGACCGGGGTTGGTGCATCGCCCATGCCCTCCTTGCTTGCGGTCCAGGTCAGCGTGCCATTGTCCCCCACATGCGGGATCCAATGCCCGCCGTCCTCTCCGGGCGGGCCAGGCACGGGGGTAGTAGAGCCGCTGATCTGCTGCTTATCCAGCAAGATCCACCCTGTGCTGGTCAGCTGCAAGTGGTAGATCCCGGCCGTAATGTCGCTGGGCTCAATCGGCCTCCCGCTGAGCCTATCCAGGATGGGCAGCTCCGCTCCGCCGTAGCTAAGTTGTGGATTTGCAGCAGTATTGCTGTACGAAAATTTTACGCCCAAGATTGCCCCGGCAACCACCACAAATCCGTCTACCGCCGCGACCTCTTTAATGGCGTTGATGGGTGGTGTTTTGCATTCCGCCAGGGCGTTAACTGCCAAGTTTACATTCCCGATGCCGCGCGGCCGGACGCCGTTGACAAATTTTACTGCCCCGGCAGCTGCCGCCTTGGCCTCATCAATGGCCTCGTTGATGTCCGCCAATGTCTGATAGTTATAGTAGTTGTTAGATGGGGTGATGCTTGCGGTGGGAGCAGCTTGCACAGAAATAATAAAGTTAAATGTCGATATTATTGTTGTACCGCAGACGATGGCAACATCCATCACCACATCGCCAGGGCACGTCAGCACTTGCGCGGCCAGCCGTACCGTAATAGTGTCTTTGCCGGTTATTGCGCAGGCAGCAGTGTTATCCTCAAGCTTATCGTAGATCCCGCCCTTGCCGTCTGGCTTGCAAAAGCGGACGACGCCTTTCGTGTCCACCCCGGGCTGGGTAATCTGATTATTGATGTTGGCCGGCGCGCCGCTGTCGTATAGCTTGATCGCAACTTCTCGGCTTCCGGCGTCGCCCTGCTTTGCCACCACGCGAGGGCATGGATCCCGTAATGACATATCAAGATTAATTGTTTGCGTATTATACATCTCATTGCCTCCTTTTCCACAGATCAGCAATTGTACTGTCCAGTCCACGTCTTGCCTCGCCCAAATCAATTGCGGTATAGCGCTCCTCTAGCACATCAAACTCAGTCCGGACGACTTTGGCCTTGGCAGAGATCCCAAGTCCCGCATGCCAGATTGTGACTGTATCACACAAGCTTACGTGCTCTATCGGCGCAATGCTTCTGTACTCCGAAGTCTGCCAGAGCGGGACGAATGACGCTTGCAACGATACAATCGGGCTTACGACTTTATTGGCGTTTAAATAGGCACTTGCTCGACTGCGCAATTGATCAATTGTGGGAGGCTGCTCAAAATCGCCACTTAAATCCAGCGGGATTGTCCGCCCATATTTCGCGCTTCCGGGAGCGCTAATCACACACTCAGGCAGAGTCACCAACACAGCAATGCCGTCCCCTCCATCTTTGTAGTAAAATGGGACAACTCCAGTCAATGCTGTCTCTACGCTGGTAATTTGCTCAAGCTCCGTCAAGTTTTTTCCGTACGCAACGACTACCCCATTGTCGTTCCCGCGTGCGGCATGTAGGCGGACATTCCACCGGTCCCACTCATATTCTCCGCCGTAGACATCCAAGATGGATCCGTCTGCCCCACCGAGACGGTTTCGCACCGAGGCCGGCACTATCTGATCATAGATCCCATTGCCAGCCTTGGTTGCCGTAAAAGTAAACGGTACGTCCCCCACGCAATGGTTGGAAATCCCGATCATCGCATCCGCCACGTTGGAGGCAGAAAACGGCATAACTACAATGTGATTAAGCTGATAACTGATGTGCTCCGCGCTGGCAATCAATGTCCCATCGATATTAGCGGTGACTGAATAAATTCGGAATGGTTGCCATTTGCTCAGTGATGTGGCCGAGTCATTGCTGGGAGCCAGGATGATGTTATCTACGGTCAGGTCATTTGCCCGTGCGCCGCCTGCAGGGTAAGTCATGGTAAGCTCAAACTCTCCGTTGCGCTCTTCTATCACAATGCAACTGGTTGCATCAGGCAGGGCCCCAAGCCCAAAACTTGCAAACTCCGTTTCTGCCGCCGCGTACAAAATTGGTATCACATTGTCCACCACCTAGGTACGATTTCTATCCGGGTTACGCTTTGCGCAAGCCGGCCGGATACAGCGATCCTGTTCTCGCCCGGAGCCAACACCGGAAAACCATTATGCGGGCTCATTCTCGAATTATAGCTAACATTACCTATGTAAGCGTTCTGCATTTCACTATCCACATACAGCCCATCCGGAAGGTTCGTTATTGAAAATGCCCTATTATTTACATTAATAGAGACATCTCCACTACCAAAAATACAGAAGAGCGGCTTTGCCTCGAATGATGTAGGGTTATAAATTTTTGTCTGATACAATCGTGGGGAATCGGGAATATCAATAGCAAGCACACGTTGTCCGTCATCCCTCCACAGTTGGGGCTTGCAGTCAAACTGAATCGTGAATCTTCCACGTTGATTCCAGAAATTTTCCATAGATAGCGGTCCGTCAAAAGCCGCCATCCGGAAAACTCCTGGATGGTAGGTATCCCGCAGCTCTGCATACCCAGCTCCCGCCGCAAACAGCCAGTCAGAGATCTCCGACATTTTGTCCGGGCCGCCCCTGCAGTAGCACTCATATGCAACTGCAACATTTTCGTAGTTGCCTTTGTCTAACCGCAGGGATCCGTTCCGCCCCGGGACTGATATCAGCTCGACTTGCCGGATCGGCTTTTCTTGCGTTGGAAAGCGCTCGACAAAAACGTCAAAGTCTGTGCTGCGCTTTCCTGCAAAGTAAAAATAATTATCCATTTACAGCAAGCCTCCTCCTGAACATTCGCTCCGCATCGGCCATGACATATCTCGAAAGTTTTCGCTCATCGATTCCAGCGGGCGCATTTACATGGATGGTGATTCCGCCTAAGCTGATATTCTGTGCGCCGGTACCGGTGCCCCCGTGATTTGTTTGGGCCACTGTGGGGATCACAAAATTTCGCTCCCCAAGCTCGGCCATCCGATGCATAACTTCGCCATATTTCGCCATGTTGTCCCGAACTGCATTTACAGCACCCTGGACCACATAAGCAGAATTTTGATAAAATCGCCGGGATGGAGAATTGATTTGATTGTAAGCCCGGAATGCATTATTGCCAGTACGGGCCAGCGACTGCATCTGGTTCCCGTACAGATACTCGTTATCCTTTACGCCGGCCATAACGCCACGGACAATATCATTTCCCATGCCGTAAGCCTCAGAGTATACAGCCGCTTTCCCATCCGATAGGCCTGTAGCAAAATCAGCCGCAATTGCAGCGGCATTTTCTTTGCTCTCATTTTTCTGCCGGAAGATGTTGTTCAGTTCATCAAGTTTCTCGTCCGATCCGTCCAATATGGACTGCAAGATCTGCATGGACTCAACTGATCCATCCGATAACTGCTTTACCAGGCCATCATCCACGCCTCGCCGGGCAGCCTCTTTGAGGTTGTCCGCATAATTGTCAAATGCCGTCTGCTGGGATTGCAGGTTTTTAATCATGTCATCAATACTCATTTCGCATTTTTCTGACACTTCGTCAAAAAGCCCGATTTGGGTATTCATACTTTCCAGGGTGGATACCCGGGTGGCCTCATACTCATCCTGGAGCGCTTGCAGGCGGCCCACCATCGTCTGCACAGCTTTGTCGGTGTCCGACAGCTTGTCGCCGCCGTTTTCGCATTCATCGGCAAACAGTTTTAGGGCATTTTCTGCATCGGTAATTTGCCCTTCGTAGGTAGCAAGCGTTTCTCTGGATTCCTTTATTTGATTTTCAAGCCCATTTTGCTGATTTATATTGTCCTGTATCTTTTCTGAATTTTCATCAAGAGATATTCCAAGTAAATTGTACTCTTTTGTCAGCTCTTGCTTTTGTTTTTGTAATTCGTAGGTGCTCTCTACACCCTCTGCGTTTGTTCGGTTGATTTGCTGCTCCACGGCATCCAGTTGCTTAGCAATTCTGGATTGTTCGCTTTCCAGCCTGGACTTTTCTGCAGTAAGGATTTTCGACTCTTCTGTTAGCCGATTCCGCTTCGCCTGTGCATCAATCAGCGCCGCCTCCGCCGCCCCTTGCTCCTCCAGGACGTCCGTGTATTTCTCTTGCAACGCTTTGGCGGTGGCGTTCTTTTTCCAAGCTTCAATATCTCCGATCAAAGCATCTGAATTTTTGTTGATCAGGCCAGTCTGCTCATCGATCGCAAGATTCAAATCCGGAATTAGGCCATTGAGCTGTTCCACGATCATCTCATACTCGCGATGTGCCACAGCGGTGTTTAGCCCCGCAGCTTCCAACTCTTGCAGGCGCTGCACATATATTCCTGCAGCATATGCTGCTCCTTCGATTTCAGCCTTTGTACTGGCGTAGTTTTCGTTTGCCGCCTCTATGCGGTTCGCAAAATTTTCTGTGGCATCTGCCAGCTCGCTTTCTGCATCTGCTGCAAGGGATGCAGATGTGGCGATGGAGGTGATGATCCCAACAACTCCGCCTATCACAGTTGCCGCAAGCCCCCAAGGGGACGCGCTTGCCACTGCGCCGGATGCAGCCATCGCCTCTCCGGCAGCTGTGGCAGCGGTAGAGATTTGGAAAAAACTGGTTGCAATTTGGAAGATTTCACCAGCCTTTTTTGTGGCCTGAAACGCAATAAAGGCGGAGGCAATTCCGGCAACTGCGCCAACTACATCATCTCCATGATCCACCAACCACCCGAATGTATTTCCAATCCCTTCCGCAAGATCATCAAGCTTCCCACTTTTGGCGGCTGCGTTCATCTTGTCCGTAAACTTCTGAATGATGGGGATTGTATTTTTCATCACCGGATCCCCCAACACCGCTTGCAGCTGCCTTTGGGCTTCCTTCAGCTCACCGGTGGCATTCTCCCAGCTGTCGGATTCTCGGGCAGCTTGCCCGAGTGCGCCAGACGCTTTATTGCCGGCTTCGACCATGGATAGGAGCACATCCACCTTCTGGGACTCTGATAGCTCCTGGAAGCTTTTGGCATACTTCTCATTTGCTGCCGTGTTGCGGGTGGTTTCGGTTGCGGCAATGCCGAGGGCTGCGTCGTTCGCATAATTGCCCTTGAGGAAGCTCTGAAGGGTCTCTGTGGCGTCTTCGATTGATCTATCGTAATATGCCGCCGAATCCGCAGCGGCCTCCAGGGCCCGTTGTGCGAGCCCCAGAGCCTCCTCGGAATCCGCTCCCGCCGTCTTCGCGAATGCATATATTTTTGTGTAGCTTCCCTGCATCCGGGTAGCCGTAATGCCAGCCTCATCCGCAACTGCCTGCAAACTGGATCTGGCAGCAGCCTCAAAGCCGGAAAAAGTCTGCTCAAACTGGGCGTTTTCGGCCTGGACTTGTGCCGCAGACTCGATCATTCCAGATGCAAAATCTTTCGCGCCTTCGAGCAGTTTGCGGAAGCCGGACATGATGGCATCCGACAGGATGCCGGCCTTGAGAATATCGGAGAAATTCAAAGAAGCCTCTCCGGCATCATCCACAGAATCAGAGAAGTCGTTTGCATCGCCGGAGGCATTATCCGCAGCATCCGCAAAATCGGCGATTTTGTCGGCTGCATCCTGGGCGGAGCCGGTAAAATCTCCTGCATCGCCCCCTGCTCCCCGGAATGCTTCACTGACTGCGGCGAGTTCTGCGTCTGCGTTCGCCAGCTCCTTTTCCAGTTTCGACACTTCGGCCTGGGCATCATATAAGGCCCCTTCCAGCCTCTGAGCCTCGATGCTGCTATCTCCAAATTTGGCTTTTGCCTTCCCCCACGCATTTTCCAGCAGGGAGACCTTGGAGCGCTGATTGTCGATTTGTTTTTGCAACTGGGCCGCAGTTGCGCGGAGTTTGCCTTGCTCATCGCCGTTTTTATCAAACTCCGCGGTAACTGCCTTGGTCTGGGCGACTAAAGTTTTGTACTCCGTGTTGATTTGGCTAATTTGACGCCTAAATTCCGCTTCGCCGTCAATGCCAATCTTCGGGCCGATATTGTACGCCATATAATCACCTCAGCTCCATCACTTCATCATATGTCCACTTCCGGCGTTCCGGCTTTGGCTCTGCTCCGTGGGAAATCGCAAAGCAATCCGCCATGGATAAAATCTCTCCTACCGGGGTATGCAGGATCTCCCGGGTGGGCATCCCGGCGCGCCTGCCCCAATATTTCAGCCAGGCTGCGCAGAGCCGGATTTCGGTTCTGCGCCGTCGCCGTTTTTTGCTGGGGCCGCCTCCACTTCCTGCTTCATCGACTCGTTGATTGCTGCCATAATACCAGGACGCAACTGCACCAGTTGCCGGGGCATCAGTAGGCTACGCAGTTCCAGTTCGGTAGGCGTCTTGCGTGCTTCTGTGTCTCCGTCCGCATAAAAGCTGGCCACCATTCTGCGGTTCTCCTCGCCCTCCTGCAGCAGAATGGCCAGAATGAATGCAGTGTTAGAAATCATCTTGCCGATGTCCCCATTGCCATCCAGGTAATTCCCAAGCTTATCCAATCCGCCACAAGCCTGTGTAATTCGGCTGAACGCCTCAACGGTCATGCAAAGCGGGTATTCCTTCCCACAAATCGTTACAGTTCCCATGCTTACACCCCCGACCCTGTTGTCACATTCAGCATGGCTTTCAAGATTTCTTCAGCGGCTTCTTCGGTCGGCTGATCCTCCGCCACCCACCTCCAGTCGTGATCAGGGGAATCGTCACGTGCCAGTTTGCCGGTCAGCGCTTGGGTCTGCCAGCTGATACTGGATTCCGACGTTTTGGCCGACGACTTTGGAATGTCGAATCGCACCTTTCTCAAAAGTGTTGGGACATAAGTGTCAATTCCACCGGATCTGTATTTGGCGATGTAGCCAACGCCGAAGTACGGCGGGTTATTCTTGGAGCCGTGCTTCAGAATGTTCACTTTTTTTCCTTCGCTGTAGGTCATTTCTTCCGGTTCCGGTGCGCCGGTGATCATCTGCTCCGCATCCAAAAACAGGCCGTCAACAGTCAACGTCAAGTCGCCACCGGTAAAAATTCCAGCATCGGTTTCTGCCACAACGTTGTCGCAGTAAAACGAGTTGTCGCTGGACGACGACGGTTCGATTGATACATCCACGCCCCGCGCCAGTTTCCGGCCACCGGAGTACGCAGGGCTCCCGCCGTTCTCGCTGTATTTCGCAATGTACGGGAGGCTAAAGCCGATACATACTTTTCCCGCTGCGCTCATAATTCGCTACCTCCTAAATTAGTTTTTTGGTTTCCTTATCAATTTCCGCCTGCATCGCCTCTACGGCAGCCTTCTTCGTTTTTGTTACCGCCGGGCGCACAAACGGAGTCTTTTCGCGGGCAGACGAGCCGCTTTCCACAGCCCTGGCCAGCAACTGGTTCGGGACGCCCTGTGGATATTGCTTCGTGGGGTGGCTCCCGTACCCGTCAAATCCGGCCTTCGTGTGCAAAAAGCCATTCTTGTCCCGCCCAATCGGAGTTAGGCCAAAGCTGTCGGCTAAATCTTGCTTCTGATTTTTCGGCAGCCCACGGAACGTTTCTCCTGGCTGCAGCTTCCGGAATTTCTCCTCCGGAAGCGCTTGCAGATTGGCACGGATTTGATCTGCAACAATCGCAGCGCCGGATGCAACTGCCCGCTCCAACATCTTTCCACCACCCGCAGCGCTCTGGTATCTCTCCAGTGCCAGGGCATAATCTCCCATCGCAGAAAACGTTATCTTGGCCATCAGCGTAGCACCTCCCATACCCATTCATAGTGCGTAAAGCCGGTATCCTCTTCATATTGGATGCTGTTCAGTCGCCACACCAATCCCTGGCAGTTGTTTAAAGATGACTCGAACGCTTCTACCCACGGATCAAATTCCTGCTTCGTAAAAAGGTCAGTCGTCCCGGTGATTGCTCTGGCGCAGTGCTGCCCATCCGCCACGAAATCATTCGCGCCATCTTCTTGCCACACGAAATATCGCTCAGACTTTAGCCGCCCCCGGTGGCTAACCTGGTCCGTCACAGCGGTGTGCACGGCGATAATCTTGTCTACCCAGCTCATCGAACCACCTCATATACCTGTGTGATGCGGACCAGAGACAAATCCAAAGAGGGCGGCCGTGTGCCCATGGCCGCCTGTACAGTATCGATACGGTATTGTCTGCCGTCCTCCGTAATGGCCACATCCTGGGGGGATATGTCCGGCCTCCGTTGCACGCGGACTACCCGCTCAATCTCTACTTGCGTCTGCCTGGCCTGATACAGCCGGGTAACCCCCAGGCGGCACTCCTCGTACCGGAGCATCACTTTTGGGGTCAGCCTCGGGGCCGGTCTCAGGCCTGGCTTTGCGGTATCTGTCAGTGCGCAGACCGTCAGCACGCCGGAGTTATACTGCTGGGTGATATCATCGTTCGGCCTCGTCGGCATTCTGCGCATACCGCTGCACCGCCCTTTCGTTTTGCATCGCTAGAAGCAGATGCGCATAGTTGTTTTCAAAGATATCCATGGCACCGTCTCTGGCATATCGGGCGTACTCAAATAGCAGGGTACGGGGCCAGCCTGCCTCCAGGTAGTTTCCCCGCTCTCCCAGTTTGCTATCAATGTAGATCTCCCCAGCAGCAATAAGCTCTGTGATCTTTCGGTCCAGCGCGTCATCCTCCCAGGTGATATCCAGGTGATTTTTTACATCATCCAGGAGATCGTATGGCACCTGATCCCCCGCAATCATCAGGATTTGGTAACGGTGACCGTATAGGTCTTGGTGGTGGTCCCATCTGCAGCGGTGACTTTCACCTCAACAGTATTGGCGCCGGTGGACCAGGTGACGGCGCTGCCATTGTCCACGGATTTGCCACCCACCGCAATCTCGATAACGGAACCGGCATCAGCAGGAGTGGCAGTAATGGCGTTGGAGGCGTTGGTGGTGGTTGCGGTGTATGTGGTGGTTGCTGCGGCGAAGGTTGGAGACAGGGTCAAAGCGCCGATTTTCAGGTCAGCCAGATTCGCGTCAGCGGAGGCGGCGGAGGCGTCCACCTGAGTCACTTTGTAGGTAGCCGGTTCCAGATCGGAGATGTCCAGCAGCAAGAAGGAGTTGTTGTCTTTGGGCATGCCATTGGCGTATGCCTTGATGATGTACAGCCGCTTGTCTTCGGCAAATTTGGCGTGGTCGGAGAACTCGATCCGCCCATCAGTTGCCGTGCCGGCAGCCGCAAAGTAGCGTTTGGCCATGCCGATGATAGCCTCGCCTCGGGGTAGTGCCGATACTTGGATGATGGAGGCAGGATAGGGGAGTACATCATTCCGGTAGGTCCCGTCCGGGGCCATCATGGTAGTTGCGGGCATAATCTTCTGGTAATAGTCCTGAGGATTTACCAGGAGAATCAGATCGGACACAGCTCTGGGCTTACCATTGGGGTCGACCGCCAAAAGGGAGATCAGGCGGCCCATGGTGGCAGGAGAGAAATCGGTGACAGAAATAGTCGGCTTTTTGGGGTACACGTTGCCGGTGACCGCAACACCATCACCCACCTGGCGGTTCATGCCAACGGGCTTTTCGTTGCCGTCTCCCGTAACCAATGCAGCCTCCAATCCGTTTGCCAGAGCCTCTAAGAGGATGCGCCGGACATAGCTGTCCAGCCACTGGGGGCCCAATTCCAGCATGGCCTTGCACACCGGCAGGAGCGCGCTCAACTTGAACAGGACGGTGTTGACTTCCTTGAAGCCGCTGGTCAGTTCCTTCACGATTTCATCGCACAGCTCGCCCCAAGCTGCCTCTTGGTATCCATTGGTGTTCATCAGCATTCGGATCGCGCCGCCAGAGGGCATAAAGTCGATTCTGCTGAGCAGGGGGTGATTGGTTTCCAACTCTTCGAATACAGAGTCAACCACCGTTTCCGGCATGACTACATCCAGATTGGCAAGGGCCTGCTGGGGATTCTTGGCTCGCATGGCCTCGCCCAGGGCCTGGTAGTACTTGATCTCCTCGCTGGTCAGCTGCCGGACGCCACGGGCCGCCAACACTCGGGCGTCCTGCTCATTGCGCAGATCCTCATAGTCCTGGCGCACTGCATCTGCCACATATTCCAACATCTGGTCAAAGGCGGCGGCTGCCCCCTCCGCATCATTGTTTTGCAGGGCTTTTTGCATAGCGGCCTGGATCTCAGTTTTCTTGCTGTTGGTCAGGTCATTACTTCTCATGATTTGTCCTCCTTAATTTTGCAGATGCCGTTTCTCAGGGTCTGCATGATGTTTGGTTTCTGAATTTTTGGGGGCGACGCTTCCTCCGCCAGCTGCCGGAGCTGGGCAGCCAGGCCACGCTGCGCCTCAATGCGTTGCTGTACGCTCAGGTTGGCTTTTTGCAGGATTTCTTTGGCGTTTTCCATGCCGGCATCAGCCTCGGCGTACCGGTCTGCCAAACCGTACTGGATGCACTGCTCCGCTGTCAGCCAGGTTTCCTGGTCCATCATGGCCGCAAGCTGCTCTTCACTGATTTTTCCTCTTGCTTTGGCCAGATAGGCATTGCGGCCAGCTGCATTGATGATATCCAAATCCGCTGCCGCCTTCCGCAGCTCCGCAGCGCTCCCTGTTGCGGACAGCCACATATTGTGGACCATCATCAGGGTATTTCGGGGCATGATCACCGTGTCTCCGGCCATGGCGATGACGGAGGCAATAGAACAGGCAAATCCGTCTACCTGCACGGTTTTGTGGGCCGGATGCCGTCGGAGTTGGTTGTAAATCGCGGTCCCTTCGAATACAGAGCCGCCCCAAGAATTGATGTAAATCACAATCTCTTTCACATCCGGGTGCTTGGCCAACTCTTCCCGGAATTTTTTGGCGGAATTTTCGCTCTCAGTATAAGAAAAAGTGTCCCAATTGAAATATCCCGCCTCCACATCTCCATAGATATACAGTTCTAGGGCTTCGGGGGCTTGGGGCTGCTTGATTTCCCACATGGGATTCATGTATTACTCCTTTCCTGCCTCCAGCGCACGAGTCGCCTCGTTAATATCGGCGATGTTTTTTGTCAGTAGGTGTTTCCACGCCCATGGCTCATCAATGATGGCCTGCCCAGCGGCTCGGCGCACATCGTTGATGCAGTATGCGCCGGAACCTACCAGCTTCTCCACATTAGCCGCATTTTCAAACATATCGAAATGCTGGATGCTGGAGGAATCCACACGGATGTAATCTCCATTTTTCCAGCCATCAAAGCCATAGCGTTTCCGCGTGATCTCTTCTTGTAGCTGGTCGCAGATGGGGTCGATGCAGCTCGTCAGGAATCTGGAATTTGCATCTCCAACTGCTTCCACTTTGCCGCCAATCAGTACTGCGGGAATCTGAAAGGCACGGGCTGTAAAATTGAAAATATCCTCAATCATGGCTTGGATTTCTCCAATTTTCCCGCTTTGCTCTTTGCCGCCCACGTCCTCGTACTTGTAGCCGTCAAACTCCGGGAGGATGGCGCCCCGGCTCTCCAAAAACGGCTTAATTTGAGCTTCCAACATTTTTTGGAATTCTTCTGCCCAAGCATCCCCGCCCTGGGCCATTTGGGATATGTGGACTTTCCAGTGAGGGGCATTCCCCCGCTCATAGTTCGCCATGGCGGCGGAGATCAAGCGATAATAGCTTTGGTACATGGAGCTGATTACTCCGCGAATATTCTTGTGGTGCAGCCGTAGATGCAGCACATCGCTTTCCAAAAATGCTCTGTCGTAGACAACGCCACCCGCAACAACACCCTTGTAGCGGTTCTGCTTGATGGGCCGGTTATCTGGATCGGCCCACTCGTCTGCCACGACTACACTCTCAAAGCCGTCCTTCCTCCTGGGAGCGATAATTAGAGCTTCGTTTTCCTGGCACAGCTGTGATATCAATTTGTGTATAAAGGCCGTTGAGTTTTGGTTCACATTTGGCTCAAAGTTCCACATGTAGTACTCGCGGTCAAAAACTTCTACGCCGCCCCGGAAAGTCCGAAATTCACAGCGGCCCAGGGCGTTGGCGATCATATTGACGCAGACCCAAAAACTCAAATTCCGGACGCTGTATTCAATGGCGGCTTCTTCCAGCTCCCCGCAGGTGACTTCCTTCGTAGCGGCCTTCCCGTTTCTCCGAAAGAATTCAAAGAATTTTAGTCCCAATGCCTCACCCCCTTAAAGTGAAATTGCGCCCAGCGGTGGAAGCTCTGCCGGAAGGCCGCTGCCAAGAACCGGCTCAATTGCCATGCTCGCTACCAGGGCCATAAACGGGTCCGTCTTGCGGCTCTTGGCCTCAATTTTTGCGTAGTAAAAATTTCCGGTGTCGGAGCCAATCTTTCGGGAGCTTCGCACCCGCTTGGTGTTGTTTACGGCCCAGCGCAGGCACGGATTGTCTCCCCACGCAAATAGTCCTCGGTCGAAGCAAGCCTGGATTACCGGGTCCGTGCTCATGATATCGGACGGGCGGATCAGTTTTACCCGGCTTTTATCATTGGCATCAAATCCGATTTTCTTCATTTCGTCCGATAGCAAAGTCCAGCGAAAATTATCCATGGCCATCATTCGGATATTGTACATGCCAGCTGCTCTCCGGATGTACTCCGCCAGCAGCCTTGGGTGGATGCTTACATCATCCACAGCGGATACAAGCCCCTGCTTTGCCCACTCCCTCCAAGGGGCCTTGATCCGTGCCAGGGTTTTGGCCTGCAGGCAAATCCACGCATGATTAATATCAAAACGCCGCTCTCCCTGGCGGAAGTGCAGATTGACCGCAGCCCAGTCATTTAGCTCCGCATAGTCGATTCCGACTGTGCACTGCCAGCCCCGCATGTCCGGCAAAGGTTGGTTGGTGGCCTTGATCTTCTCGTAATCGGTCACACTGATTTCCTTTGCGCCACTTCGAATTCCGAAGCGCTTTGTCAAAAAGCTTACATTCTGCTCCGGATGTTCTAGCCACTCTTTGTATTCCTCCCGGATCTCCGCTTGCAGATCCGGGAGGTACGGGAGGGACGGATTTGCCATGGGCCAGTTCTCCGGATCGTGGACTTGCTCCTTGCTATCTAAGCAGCAGATAAATGGCAAGAATCCATCATCCTCTTCGCCGTCAAAAAGGATCCTTCGCCCCCTTGCTAGGTAATCATCCAGGGGGCCGTCCGACACATCGCCGTTGGATGTGAAAAAGCCGACCCTTGGTTGGCCGACTTTTCCCATTCCCGTTATAAAAACTGTTATGTTATTATAGTCTTCGTATTGATGGACTTCGTTCAAGATTACTTTCCCAGAGCGAAGCCCGTCCCGTCCTTTTGGGTTGTTCGTGTGGCCTTTCATGATGCCCTTGTTCTTGCGCCCCTGAACAACCTCTTTAGTGTGATAGTAATGCTTATCAAGCTTCGCTTCCCATCTTGGCGTCTCCAACACGTCAACGAGATCCAGCATGGGGCGTTTTGCCTGATCCTCGTTGTTCGCGCAAATATCAACGTTGTAGCGACTTACGGGATTGTAGGGAGATACGGAGCACGCGCCATCAAAGGCAATAAATCCATCCTTCCCAGCGCCACGGCCAACCATAGCAAAAAGTGTTTTCCATCTCGGACGCCCAGTCCGCCGCCAGTAGGTGCAGTCCCACAGGGCGAGCAAAAATTCTTCCCAAGGAAATAGGCGCTCATAAGGGAAATATTTTACGAGGGACAAATATTTGTCCAGCTGAACCGTGTCGGTGTAGATATCATCGGACGCAAAGCATTTGCGCACGTGCTCCGCAAGAGCTATTTGCTCCCGGCAGGCCCGGGGGGCCCCCGCCTCCACCGATTCCAGATATTGCAATATTCTTTTATCAATCTCATAATTCATCATCCTCACCGCTTGCCGCAGATGCTCCAGATTTTAACGCCCGAGCCTTGTACCCAAGCGAGGCCAGGATAGATTCCATCCTGGCATTGACGCGGACTGCCGCAGCAACACTTTTGTTGTCGGTTACACCCATTTGGTTGTTGCCATTTTGATATTCCACGCAGATGCCGCGCTCGTTGATATCTTGGTTGAGCATTTGGAGCTGCACCCAAAAGGCCATGTACTGGCCCACCATGTCCAAATAAGGCTCCCTGTTAAGTCCAGCATTTTCGAGGTCTTGGAT